GATCCGCAGGCAAGAGGCGCGGATAGCGGAATTGGAGCGCGAACTTGCTGAGAGGCCGGTTGTAGCCCTTCTTTCTGACATAGCCCGCATCGCGGCTCTTGAAGCGGCGCTGCGCCCGTTTGCTGCCATAGCGGACGACAGCACAGCAAATCTTGCTGATAATTATATGTATCCAGACTGCTACCCGATGTCTGCGTTTCGCGCCGCTAAAGCCGCTTTGGAGAAAAGGAATGTCTGAATCATCTGATAAGCGTAAGCTAAGGCATGAAAAGTGGAAGGCCAAAAAGGCATCTGATCCTGAATTTGCCGCCAAGCAAAGGGAGTTGAGCCGTGCCGCCAAGAAGCGCTATGAGGCAAAGAAGAAGCTAACCCGGCAATCATCTGGTCCTGTAGGTTCTGGAAAGCCGGGTAGGATTGTTGCATTGTGCGGGTGGTCTGGTTGGTAATTCTGCTTGAGGATTAGTTAAATGTCTGATATAAAAAGCATATTAGCTGAACGCGGCAAGACTCACGGCGATTATGCTCGCCATGCTGGCACAACCCAGTGCCTCAAGTCTGTCATGCGTCACACGCAGAACTGGGGAGAACTTGGCCCGTCCCAAACGGAAGCCCTTGAGATGATCGCCCACAAGATTGGCCGGATACTTAACGGTGATCCCGATCACGTTGACCATTGGCTTGATCTCTGCGGCTATTCGATGCTGGTTGTCGAAGAATTGAGGAAACGTAAATGAGCCACACAATCCGGCACCAGATTGGGAAAAGCATAGTTGTCTATGATCCTGATTCCGGCCAGTTTGTTTGGGAGACTGCTTATCGTAAGCCTTCAAGAGTTGGTTGCCGTGCCGAACATATGACCACTAACGGATACCTTTATATTAAAGCCGCCGGAAAACATAATTCTGCATCTCGTTTGGCTTGGTTTTTGGTAAATGGCCAAATACCTGACAAGCTTGAGATTGACCATATAGATCGGGACAAAACCAATAATCGAATAGCTAATCTCAGGTTGGTGGATCGTAAGGGTAATTTGTGGAACCGTAAGTTCCGCCCAAATGAGTGTGGGGTTACTGGGGTTTCAATCCACCGAAAAACTGGTCTTTACCGGGCTAGGTATAGAAATATGACATATTATGCTGGGACCATAGCTGAGGCTTCTGTCCTGTATGAAGCCATGAAAAACTCACATGAAGCAATCAACCAATTAACTAAAGCTTAACTATAAATGTTGACAAAACAATCAAACGGTATCTAATTGCCACATGCCTAAAGGTGTTAAAGGAAATAACCACAATCCGAATGGGAGGCCGAAAGGCAGTCTCTCACCCCAGACGACTGTTGGTTACAAGACCATTGCCGATATCAGGGCCTACTGTAAGCAGTGGACCTTCGATGCGGTTAAGACGACTGTTGAGATCATGAATGATGTGGGGGCTACGCCTCAGGCTAGGCTCGTTGCCGCCCAAATGCTTCTGGACCGTGGTTGGGGCAAATCTGCTCAGATCATTGAAGGGACGATTAACCACTACGACCGGATGAGCGACGATGAACTTAGATTGCTTGTCAAGGGAACAGTTGTTGCAACTGGCCCCGATAGCGGCAGAATTGAACTTGAGGGAGTCGCGGAGGAATTGTCAGAGTGATCTGGCTGCCTTCGTCAATGAGGCCTGGAAGGTCGTAGAGCCGGGGAATGAGCTTATCTGGGGATGGCACATGCAGGCCATCTGCAATCACCTTGAGGCGGTCGCCAATGGTGAGATAAACCGGCTTCTCATTAACGTCCCTCCGGGCTTCTCCAAGTCCCTCCTCACTAGCGTTTTCTTTCCTAGCTGGGTTTGGGCCAATGATCCGCATATGCGGTTCTTGTGCGCCTCGCATAGCCAGAACCTCGCCATCCGCGATTCGACGAAGATGCGCCGCCTGATCCAGAGCGATTGGTATCAGGAGCGCTGGGGCAAGGAGGTCGTCCTGACTGGCGACCAGAACGCCAAGACCAAGTTTGAGAACACAAAGGCAGGGTTTCGTGAGGCAGTTGCCGCTGGAAGCATTACTGGTAGCCGTGGCGATATTGTCATTATTGACGATCCTCATTCTGTGGAGTCTGCGTCGTCTGAGGCGATGCGCGCGACGACGGCTGAATGGTTTCTTGAGGCCGTTCCGACCCGTCTCAATAACCCGGCTGAATCAGCCATCATCGTGATTATGCAGCGTCTCCATGAGGAGGACGTTTCTGGGATTATCCTTGATAAGCAATTAGGTTACGAACACCTGATGCTCCCCATGCGGTTCGAGCCCGACCGCAAGTGCTATACCTCGATTGGCTTTGAAGATCTGCGGGAGGAGGAAGGCGAGCTTCTTTTCCCTGAGCGCTTCCCTGAAGAAGTGGTCGCTCGTGATGAGCGGGTTATGGGCCCGTATGCCGCAGCCGGGCAGTTTCAGCAACGCCCGACAGTGAGGGGCGGCGCGATCCTTCGCCGTCAGGATTGGATGCTCTGGGATGAGTCTGAGGCCAGGGCTCATGGCGTCAAGGATGGCGCTTCCTATCCGGCCATGGATTATATCATCGCAAGCTTGGACACGGCCTATACTGAGAAGCAAGAGAACGACGCTTCGTATCTGACGATTTGGGGCGTCTGGCAGAGGTCGGCTGCGGTCGCTCTCGCCCACACCAGCCGGGAAGGCAACCGGCTTGAGCATCTTGAGGAGCGGGACACAATCCCTGCGGTCATGCTTATGTATGCCAAGGAGATGCGCCTTGCGATCCATGGCGAGGACATTGAGCGCCAGTCCGGCGAGACGGATAACGCCTTCCTGATTCGCCAGCGCAACTCTTGGGGTCTGTGCGAGTGGGTCACGCACCATTGCAACCAGTTCAAGGTCGATAAGCTTCTGATCGAAGCCAAAGCCAACGGCATCACGGTCGGGCAGGAACTGAAGCGCCTGAACCGGGTGAACCGCTGGAGCGTGGAACTGGTCAACCCCGGAGCCTTGGACAAGGTCGCCCGCGCCTATGGCGTCCAATCGACTTTCACCAACGGTCAGGTGTATGCTCCCGACAGGGATTGGGCGGAGAAGGTGATTGCCCAGGCGGAGGCTTTCCCGAAGGGCAAACACGATGATGCGGTCGATTCCACGACACAAGCGTTACGCTATTTACGCGAGCGTGGCCTGCTTGATCGTCAGGAAGATATTGCTGCCCGCGCTGCGTGGGAAGCTGGCCAGCCGATCAAGAAGAAGATAATCTACGACGTTTAACCCACCCGAAATGACCCAAGCGGGTAGGTAAAGTATTGGAGATAGGGATGGAATTGGCGAATGGCCGGGTGGTTCTCCGCGCTGGAGACTGCTTGGAAATTCTGGCGTCATTGCCAGAAAACAGCATTGACGCGGTCGTGACCGATCCGCCTTACGAACTTGGATTCATGGGCAAGTCTTGGGACGCCTCCGGGATTGCTTTCTGCCATGACACTTGGCGGCTAATCTGGCGCGTCCTGAAGCCGGGCGGCCACATGGTCGCGTTTGGCGCTCCTAAGAATTATCACCGTTTAGCTTGCGCGATTGAGGATGCGGGCTTTGAGATACGCGACAGCTTGATGTGGGTTTTCGGAACTGGTTTCCCGAAATCGCATAATCTTGATGGCGACTGGAAAGGCTATGGGACATCTTTGAAACCGGCATACGAACCGGTCGTCCTCGCCCGCAAGCCGTTAAGCGAAAAGACAGTAGCGGCGAACGTCCTGCGCTGGGGAACTGGCGCGTTGAATATTGATGCGACAAGGATAGGCAGCGAAGGTGGGACGGCAAAAGGTAGTAAGCCGCAAGGCTTAGGGAATGGAATATATGGCGCTGGGCTACATGGCGCTTGCGAAATAAAGCAACTAGATGCGGGCCGCTGGCCTGCCAATCTCTGCCACGATGGAAGCCAGCAAGTCCTAGACTTGTTTCCGCAGACTGGCAAAAGCGCTGGAGGCTCACGCGGCTCTGGTCAGCGCGAAGGTTGGGGTATGAAGTCGCAGCCTGAGATTGGCTCTCTTGGATTTGGCGACGAAGGCTCCGCAGCCCGCTTCTTCTACAGCGCCAAGGCCAGCAAAGCAGACCGCGCAGGCTCAAAGCATCCAACTGTCAAGCCGGTAAGCCTGATGCAATGGCTTGTTCGTATGGTGACGCCTTCGGGCGGGAAGGTTCTTGACCCCTTCGCTGGCTCTGGCACAACTGGGCAGGCTGCGGTCAATGAGGGATTTGATGCTGTCCTGATTGAGCGTGAGCTTGAGTATCAGACGGACATAAGGAATCGGCTTGATGGCTAAACGCGGCGGGATTTACCACTACGTCAGTGACGTAGACGCGGCTGAGTGGGAAGCCCATGGCTGGGTTCGTGCTGAGGACTTCCTTATGCCGAAGCGGGCGGATCATGCCGTTTACCGCTGGGCGGGCTCCGGCCCTGTGTCGATCCCCTATCTGGACGCAGAGCGGAACAAGCAGCTTGCGGATCTTGATTGCATCTGGCCCGATCCGGTTGGCGGCGACGGCGAATAGATTGCTAATTTCACGAAAATCAATTAAAAAAATATACATCCCATACTTTGTCCGCTCCCCGGAGGCTGCCTTGTTTACAATGGCTGAAGCTGAAGCCAAGCATGAGCAGTTGAAGCAGGAGATGCGCCGAATCCGTAGGGCTATTCGGACGAATGAGGACGTCGAAGGTTTGGAAGAAGCCCTTCGGCAAGTTCGGGCTCAGGCCACTTTGCTTGCAAGGGCTCTGGAGCGCCAGCGGGAAATGACGGCCTATCTGATGATGTGTGACTGTTTTGGTGGCCCGCAATGAGTAGGCCCGTCCCGCTCAAGCCGATGTATCCTCCGCCCGCAGAAGGGCAAGTTATCTGGCTGACGATCCGTCTTAGCCCCTCTCCCGTAAACCTTTATCGCGTTCAGTCGATCTATCAGGACGGCAACTATTATGCCGTTCAGGATGTGGATGCTGGACCTTTGCCCGGCCAATACATTGGCTGGTTGCCAAGCAACTAGGAAACATCATGGATCATCATAACCTTCGCCAAGCTGGTCCGGGCCAGGCGTCTCTCCCCAATGAGGAGACGGTCAATCTTGGCGGTCTTGAGGAAGCGGTCAAAGACGCAAGCATTCTTCAGGTCGAGTTGTCTGATGGTTCGGTGAGCATCAACTTTGCGCCGCACGTTAAAGCTGGAGCCGGTGACGACACTGAGCATGAGGAGAACCTTGCTCTGCATGTCGATAGCGGAGAACTGGCTGGCGTTGCCGATAATCTGCTGCGTCACATCCGTGAGGACATCACCCGTCAAGAACAGCGCCTTCAGGACGTTGTGAAGGGCATTGACCTGTTGGGCATCAAGCTGGAGGAGCCCCGTGCAGAGCCGAACGATGAGGGCATATCGGTTGTGCGTCATCCGCTCCTCCTTGAAGCCGTCCTGCGGTTTCAGGCAAACGCGCGTGGTGAAATGCTTCCGGCTGACGGACCTGTCAAAGTTGCGAATGATGGGGATCAGACGGTCGAACTAGATGCGGTCGCCAACGCTCTTGAGCAGGACATGAACCACTATCTGACAGTGGGCGCTCCTGAGTATTACCCCGATACGGATCGCATGTTCTTCACGCTTGGCCATGGCGGAGAGGCGTATAAAAAGGTTTACTTCCACCCGATAAAGCGCCGCCCTGTCTCTGAGACGGTTGATCGAAAGGATCTGATTCTGTCCGATGGCGCGGTTAGCCTTGAGGCTTGCAGCCGCATCACCCATCGCTCCAAAATGCGCCCGTCAGAGATCAAGCGTATGCAGCTTGCTGGCGTTTGGCGCGAAGCCCCGCTTGGGCCGCCTGCCATGTCTACGATGGCCGTCAATACTGTGGACGTTGCGCTCCAAGCCGTATCGGGTTTTGACCCCAAATCGACGGTTGAGCCGGAAGAAGTCGATAGAGAGATTTACGAATGCTATTGCGAGATTGATCTTCGCGGATACGAGCATATGGAGGATGGCGAGCCCACGGGCCTTGCGTTGCCCTACCGTGTGACGATTGACAAGGATTCTAAGCAAATCCTTGAGATCCGCCGCTGGTGGGAAGAAGGCGATGACACCTACACTCGAAAAGAAGTTTTCGTGGAATATGTTTTTGTCCCAGCATTTCCCGGTGTTAACTTGGGTCTGCTGCATATCTTGGGAAATGCCACTCGCGCTCTTACTGCTGCTTGGCGTATTGCTCTGGACAATGGAATGCTGGCTAACTTCCCCGGCGGCCTCATGGCGCGTAGCACGGGTAAGCAACAGACGACATCCATCAGAGTTGGGCCGGGACAGGTAGCCCCGATGGATGCTGACGGCGTTCCGCTCAAGGAAGCCTTCATGCCTCTGCCTTACCGTGATGTGACGGGCGGCTTTGTCCAGATCATTCAGAACGTCGAACAGACCAGCCAGCGTCTTGGCGGCACGGCTGAGACGGCTGTTGGCGAAGGCCGCAGCGATGCTCCTGTTGGGACGACGATTGCCCTGATTGATCAGGCCACGAAGGTTCTGAGCGCCGTCCATAAGCGTATGCACACTGCCCAGCAGAAAGAGTTTGCGCTGCTTAAGGATCTTTTCAAGAAAGACCCGGAGGCTCTGTGGCGTAGCAACAGAAATCCTGCTTTCGAGCGTGATGTTGCCCGTCTTGAGGCTGCGCTTGATAACAAGGACATTGTTCCGAAGGCTGATCCAAACACGGCCAGCCAGACGCTCAGAATCCAGAAGGCCATCGCCATTTACCAGATGGCCAAAGAAAACCCGGCGATGTTTAACCAGAAAGAGGTTTACACCCGGATCATGGGCATGGTCGGCATTGAAGATGCTGAGAGCCTGTTTAACAACGCTCCCGGCGGGCCGCCCCCGATTGACCCGATCAAGCAGATGGAAGCCAACGCCAAACTTGCTGGCGTTCAGGCCAAGGTCGCTGAGATGGGTAGCCGTCAGCAGATTGCCGCTAGCCAAGAGCAAACGAAGATCGCCATGGCGCAGGCCAAGATGGCTGAGACGCGGGTTCGTGAGAAGGAAGTCGCCATTGACGCGGCTAACCACGCTGCGGATCGTCGGTCGAAAGAAATGCTGGCACAGGCTGATCTTGAGCAGTCCATGCTGGTCCATTCCGACAAGCTGCTAAAGGATCGCGCGTCTATGCAGGCTGATGATCAGTTCCGCCAACAGGAAGCTGAGTTTAAGCGCCAGCAGGCAATGCAAAAGCCTTTTGGGAGTGAGTGATGGGTGGTTGGGCTGCTAATCCTTTCGGAAATAGTCCTTTCGGAACTCCAGATAGATATTACCAGTTTCTCATCCAGAATCAGATAGCAGCATTGAACGCCGCTCAGGCAAGAAACGCCCATAATGTTTACGCGCAACGCCCGATGCAAAACAATGACGTCATTGATCTGGATGCGGATCAATGGACCGTAGTCGAAGAACCCAAACAGATAGAGCATAAGTGATGATATGCACCCGTTGCAAGGTGGATAAGCCGGAGACGTCAGAGTTCTTTCCGCTCCACAATCGCAAGAAAAACGGGTTGGATAGCTGGTGCCGGGAATGTCGTAGCTCTTACCGGAGCAGCACAAGGCGTGGCAAATATCGGAACATGATAAGTGATGATGCTCTGTCCGGCATTATTAAAAGCACATACGAATGCACAATATGCGGCGATGAAACGGACTTAGTTGTCGATCATTGCCACAAGACAAACAAAGTTCGCGGAATGCTTTGCAATAGGTGCAATCAGGGCCTTGGCCTTTTCCGCGACGATCCAGAATTGCTTGAGTTTGCAAGAATATACTTGCTTTCATCGAAGGATGAGCAAGAGGCTGAAATATATATCAACAAAGATATATCTTCTGAGGACTGCCTAAATGGCTAAAACTCCCGTGTGGCAAAGAAAAGCTGGTCAGAATCCAAATGGCGGATTGAACGAAGCTGGCCGTCGTTCTTTGAAGGCGGAAGGGCATGATATTAAGCGGCCCCAACCTGAGGGAGGTCCGCGTAAAAAGTCTTTCTGTGCGCGTATGGAAGGTGCCAAAAAGAAGCTGACTAGCAAAAAAACGGCGAATGACCCGGATAGCCGGATCAATAAGTCGCTTCGGGCTTGGAATTGTGCTGATGGCGGAGCGGTTGACCCGTATGCTGCTGTGCAGGAAGCGGCTAAAGGCGGCGCTATCTGGGACAAGCCCCGCCCCAAGAATCTGGGCAAGCCTGAGCATCTGAGTAGCAAGGAAAAGGCCAGCGCCAAAGCTGCGGCCAAGGCTGCTGGTCGTCCGTATCCCAACCTGATCGACAATATGCGGGCGGCTAGGGATGATGGCGGCGAGGTTATCGGTGATAAAGTCCAAGGTGATGTCCAGTTCCTAGAGGACGATCCCTACGCCAAAGTTCAAGAGGCCGCCAAGCTTCCGATGATGGCTCAGAATGACTTCGCCATGCGTATGCCGCAGCCTGAAGTCCGCTACGACACTGGCCCGCAGCCGGGTGAGGCTACCCTTAAAGGGTATGATCCGACGATCCGTGAACAGATTGCCCAGAAGATGATGGGTGAGCAGGCCCCGTCCCCTGAACGCCGCCAGTTCGTTGAGGGCCTTATGGGAACCTCTGGCATCGGTGAGCGCGGCATGGGCGTTGCCGACTTTGTTCCGCTGGCTGGACAGGCCCTTCAAGCTCAAGAGTCATATCAGAACCGTGACCCCAAAGGCTTTTTGCTTGCTACGGTCCCAGTGCCGGGAGCCAATATTGAGGGCAAGATTGCCCAGGGCGCAGCGGCTGCCGTTGAGCGCGCTATGGCTGGTCAGGCCGCACAGCAGATGACCAAATCTCAATCTCAGGCCGCCATGAAGCAGGCTTGGGAGGCTGGTCAGGGAAATACGGACAAGTTTAGGAACTGGCAGCATCAGTGGAACGTGGAGCAAGGTCCGCAATATGCGGTTCAGCAGGCTGTTCAGGCTGCTCCGCCTGCCATGGGACATAACCAACCCCCTGAGCCGATGTTTCCTGATTATCAGCGAATCACTAATCCCGCTGGCTTTTATAGCTTAGGCCATGAGGTTGCTTCGACCCAGTTGCCGGACACTGTCCGCACTTGGCAGGAGATGCAGTCCTTGCTGAAGAAGGGTGGCGTCAAGGATGAGGAGATGCAGTTTGCTGGCCTCCTTGGCATGGACCCAGCGACAAAGATTAGTCGTCAGGATATCGCACAGGCGTTTGAGCGCAATTTCCCGCAAGTTGAAACGGTGTGGAAACGCAGTTCTGCCCCCGTTCCGGCGGAAAGAATTAATCAGGCTGTCCAAAATCGGACGCAAGCTCAAGAAGATTTGCGCGGCGCAAATACTGGCCTTTGGGAAGCCGTAAATCCGAACAGACTTGAAAACCCTACTATAAATATACGCGGCGACGAAAATCCTTGGAGTCTTATGGAGCTTAGGGATGCGTTGATGAATGATCGCGTCCGGTTTGATGATCTTGACGAACATATCAGAGGCCCTGCCATGGACTGGCAGGATGCTTGGCGTCGGTATCAAAATGCTGAATCTCAGGTTCGCAATATAGAAGCTCCTACTAGGCCGGAAATGGCTCCTAAGTGGGAGAAATACACGCATCCGGGCGGCACTGACTATTCTGAGTCGGTCCTGAGATTGCCGTATAATAATCCGTCGTCGTTCCGCGAAATACATCCCGACATTGCGGCTAAATACTCTGATCAGAGCGCTGCTCTACAGGAGAAGGTGTTTAATTTTAAAGAATCGCTCGACGCTCAGAGGGCCGCTGACTACAAGGCGTTTGCTGACGCTCAGGATGCGCTACGCACTAGATATCAGCAAAAAATAATGGAGGACGCCCTTGCTGAAGGCGCAGGCCCAGAATTTGCCATGCGGGAAAGCATGTCTCTTGCAACCAAGACGACGCCATATAATATTATGTCACAATATCTTGGCGAGGAACCTTTAAGAGAATCCAAGTTTATATCTCCCCGGCAAAAGCAGCTTGATGAATATCTTTATGCCGCTCGCAAGGAAATGGGCAATTTAACGAATAAGCAACTTGCTGAATCGCGGGCCTTGGCTGGGCATCCGGCATATACTGAGCAACTTTTCACACACGAAAGCCATCTTGGCGATATCGAAAATCCTCTTTTGCATCAGCGCTGGAAAGAACGTGTTGGACCGGAAGGAGAGCGCATCCTTTCCAATGAGGAGTTTCAGAGCGATCTGGGCCAAGAAGGCGCTGAAAGAGGCTTTAAAGACCCGACTGCCGATAAACGGCGAGTGGAACTTGAGCGTCAGCGCGATGCTTTGCAGAAGGAATGGGATAATGAACAGCGCAA